GGTCGTATTACCGTAAAGCAACTGGCGGGTTGCTTCCAAATGACAGGCTTCCCGCATCGCCTGCATCTCGATGCTCAGACGGTTTGCGATCTTGAGGTCGTCTTCACTGAGTTCGTCCAGCAAGCCTTTGTCTAACCGGATGGTCGGGTAAACCCGATGGACCACTGAGTGGTCTCCCTCAGGGGCTCCCTTGTCGTATCCGAAAAACTCGTAACGGCCGGGGTCGCGCTGGACTGCAAAGTCCACACCAGATGGCAGCCAGTCAGCTACCTTGATCTCCATCCCATGGAAGAAGAACGAGTTGTCAGTTTTGGAATCAGTTGCAGGCATCCCAGTCCTCTACCAGAATGCCCGCCATAGTCAAGTCAGAATTGCGCTCAGCGCATGATCAGGTCGATCGCCTCGCGCTCGTTGATCTCTCCAGCGGCGTGGGCTTCCTCGATCTCCCGGTTGCGAAAGAACTTCTGGTCATCGAGACCCTGATAGGCGAGCGAACCATAAGCTGGGTCGATCTCATACCAGTAAGCGTCCCAGTCGGGCCCCTCCCCTGCCTTGTAGGCGCGTTCGACCTGACGGAGCAGTTTGTTAGCTCGCTCTTCCCCGCGCTTGTAGATACCTTCGTCGGAGAAGGTGTAGCCATGGGCGAGACGCCGGCCGGTGTCGGACTCCGCAACCACGTAATAGATCAGTCCCTCGATCGGGTATCCGGTCTCGTCCCGTCCTGTGTAAACGACATCGCTGCGAACGAAAAATTGCATTTCCATTGTCTGTCTCCTTGTTGACGAATCAGCGGTAGACTAACTCCACAAATTCGTCAACAAGTTTTTCCATCAAAGAGATAGCCACCCGTCGTCGTCAAGCACGTTCGGGTCTTCCAATGTCATCTCCACTCGTCCCAGCGTCTCCGCCCAGTCGTGGTGCATGGTGCCAAATCCCAGTGGGAAGGTATCACACTTCGGGACGACGTAATCGATCCAATCCCGGTCGCGCTCGATCTTGCCCTTGAAGCCGTGCTTCTTCTCCAGCGCCTTGAGGTCGCGGCGGTAGGGGCAGACGGTTGTGGATGCCTTGGGCTTGCGGGCGGTGCCGGGGATCGTGATGCGCCCGGTCGCGGTGAGTTCGAAAACGTTCTCGACACGCGCCCGGCGGTTTGCCCGCTTGTCTGTGATGGAGATGATGTCCTTGACGATGCCGCAGCAGAAGCGTCGGCCTGTTATGATCTGCCAGTGATTACCGGCGCTCACCAGAAAGACCCGGCCGGTTGTCCGGATGCTCTGAGAATCCTTGAGCCACTGCGTAAGGGTCGGTCGGGTCTCCGTGTAGCTGCCGATCACCCAGTTCGTTCCGGGTAGGCGCTTCTTCATGACCTTCGGCTCAGCGGGTTTGAACCAGATCGTCTTCATGGTGACACCACAGGCTTTGAAAGCCCGCTGCATCTGCCCACTGCTGGTCCCCTTGATGGAAGCCTTGCCACTTTGGGCCCGGAGGAGGCGGGCCGCCTCCCCCGTAGTCATTCCCGTAACGATCGAGAGAGCAGCAGGTCCGCAATAGCGGTTGCTGTCTCCCTTGGCGTTCTTAACCGGATGAATTTTCACAGACTTGTCTCCTGATTCGCTGTTATTGACGAATCAGCTTATAGGACAAATCTTCCGGTTTGTCAAATCGGCGTCAGTCGGGCTTGCGCCGTCCATCCGACTTGAAACGGTATCCTTCCCGGTTGCTTTCGCGGCGCTCGATGTCACGAACGGTCCGCTCGATCTCACGCTGCCGGCGAACCGAACGGTTGGAATAGGGGGTATCCCGCTCCACCTTGCGCTCAGCGCGATCAGAACGCTTGTCCGGGTCAGCGGCGGTTGCCGGTGCCGAGAAGCCGGCCGCAAGCGCACAGGCCGCCAGAATGGCATACAGGGGGTATTTGAACTTCATGTCGTCTCTCCTTCTTGGTTGAACTTACCAGCCGTAGTTTTCAGCACAGATCGGGCCCATCGCCCGGTCGATCGATTCATTGCGACTGAGCTTGCGGCCGCAGATCGAACAGGTGCCCGTCCGCTGACCGTATGCCTTGGCGGCTGCCTCGGGGTCCATGGCAACAGCGATGATCCGCTCCTGCTCTTCCGGGGTGCAAAGACGCGCCCGGACGAAGCGTCCGTCCACGATCTTGCCGAGATAGCGCCGCTCGCCGTCGGCGTCCTTCTCGATCGTCTTGACGTAGATTGCCCCGGCATTAGCACCGCTGCGAACCTTCGAGAAGATGAAAGAGTCGAGGCGCATCTTGGGATACTTGATGTCCCGCTGGATCGCCGAGGCGAAAGCCTTCTCGATCTTGTCGAGAGCCCCACCGGTGATGTCAGGCGCACGAGCCTTGATACGCTCGCGCTCTTCTTCCCGCTCGATGTCCTTTGCCATGCAACGACGCACGGCCGCAAGCTGACGCTCGGTCAGGAATCCATACTTCAAGATCGTCTGGACCATCTCGAAGGCGAAGTTAAAACCGCGCTTGGTGGCTTCGGTCATCCACTTCGTCTCGGGCTTGTGGTCGTCGAACCACATAGCAGCCTTCTCGGATGTCTCCTTGGCCTTGCGCTCGGCAGCCGTTACGCGCTGCTCAGCGGCCTTGGCCCGCTCTTCGGGCGAAGTCTTGAAGGTGACCTTACCAGTCCCCTTGCAGTGGAAGCAGGGACCTACCGGGCGACCAGCGTAGCTGATGAAGCGTCCAGAGCCCAGACACTTGGGGCAGGTTTCCTCGTAGACGAGGCCGCCCGGCTTAGGTTCCTGACGCGCCTGCGAAAGGTGGTTGAACACGAAATCAGCATCGGCCGACGGTTTGACCTCAAACGCGCCGAACAGATCGGTGAGATCGTCGTCGAGACGTTCGTCGTGTTCCGGGTTCTTACAGATGCTGCACATGGTGTGTCTCCGATTCGTTGTCTATGCGAATCGGTTTAGACACACCAAGCGCATTGGTCAACTACTTTTTCCATGAGTCGGCGAAGCCGACTCATCCATCAGTTCTTCCGCTTAGAGTTCTGACGATCAACCGCGTAGCTGGTGTTCATGATCCCAAGCTCAGGATTTCCTCGGTAGTGAGGCGGGACCAGAACCACCGAAACGTTCTTGTAACGTGAGTGAACGAGGAATCGAAGATGTGCCCGGACGAAATGCAAGCATCTTTCCGGACCATCCCCCTGACCCTGTGTGATCTTGAAATCGTGCTTGTCGATATTCAAACGCACTTCGTGGTGAGGGTGGTAGGGATATTTCCCCCTCTTTAGACGCCGGGCGTTAAGCCGCTCAACATCCGCTTTTCGTGTTCGAATCAGCTTGGGAGAGTTCATGAAAGCCAGAATCGTAAGCAACAACGGCTTCATTTCGTTCACGAAAGGGGCCATCCGTATCTGCTGTAAAATGGGATCACCACCACCGGCCGGGCCCGGTTCGAGGAGATCAAACAACTCGCGTGTTCTTTGATCGATACCCATCCGCTCGGCTTTTATTCGAGCCCACATTTGCAGGTCGCAAAAGCCCATTCCGTATTTTTGAAGGTCTATTACGACAGGGACAAATTGAATATCCTCACCATCCTTGTAATCGATCATAAACAAGGCATGACCTGACAAAACACTTTTGCCCTCACCATGGAAATATAGGCCAATGTCACAGCCATCCAAAGTGAACTCAAGCCAAGTATCATAATCAGGCCAGCAAGTGTATTGTGAAACCTGACGCATTTTTTCTTCATCGGCTGTTTCGAGCAGACCTAGAGCAGCTTCAACCACATCGTTATGAATGGAAACCATTCGGGTTCCTTCGAATAACGAATCAAGGAGATGAGCATCACTCAATTTTTCTTTCAGGCGATCAGCGAACATCACCAGCCTCCTTTTCCATCTGGCGCACGATCTGGCGCACACGTTCTGTGGTCAAGCCAACCGTGTCGGCGACTTCCTGCATCGTCATACCGTATTGGCAGTAAGTGAATACCCGCCGGTTGCGGGCTTCCAGATCGCGCCGCTTCGTGACGCCGCCTCGCCTATTATATTGACGCTTCTTGGGCGTGATGGATGCAGCAGTATGAGCCTGCCGGGCTGCTTGGGCTCTCAGGAGATTTCGTTCCTTCTCGTATTTCGAGCGGATCGATCCTTTGGTTGCAAGCAGTAGGTTCTCCACGGTCGGCCTCGACAGTGAGAACTCATTGATGATCGTGTCGATCGTGACGCCAATCATGCCATAGCGTTTGGCGATCTCGCTTCGCTTTTCGCGGGTGAGTTTGGTCCGGCGGGGTAGTCCTTCGTGGGATTCGAAAGCCAGTCGCTCGATGACGGCCGGTGGTGGGAACACCTGCGATTCCCGGACGAGTGGCTTGGGTGGTTCGGTCGAAGAAGCCAATTCATTAAGCAGCCATCGTAGGCGCTGTCTGGTGTTGCGTATGCCGTGGCCGAGTGATGCACCAGAGCATGGGTAGTGAAAGGATCGTTGCTGGCCGTTGTGGCTTATGACCACCTTGCGGTGGCCTCGACCATCTGTTCCGCGTTCGACAATTGAAGCGCCCGCGTCGTAAACGACGCGGGCGATCATTGCATCATATTCTCGTGCCTTGGCACCCACTGGGCTGTCTCCTTGATTTGCGATCAGGAAGATTTATCCGGATGGATTGGGCTTGTCAACCCTGATAAACACGACGCCAGTAAGCGGCATTTTCCCGCACGTCGGCCCAGTTCTGGGTGTTGTGCAGCATCCCGTTCGAATAGGTCAGGACCATCCGATCAGCACGGCCGTTGATGTCGCGCTGGTTGATCGTCTGGAGCTTGTCAGACCCTTCCGGCAAGATCACCGCGAACCGTCCGGCTTTCGAAGCCTTGGTGGGATCGGTCGCCACTTCCTTGCGCACATCGCGGGGCATCCCGGCGATCTGGACATAGGAAGTCTTCATGGCAAACCGGTGAGTGTCCCGTTCCGCCTCGTGGACCAGCAGACCGCCGCCCGATCCGAACACCAGATTATCCACCGACCACTTGTGGTAGGTCACACGCTGGAGGATGCGGCGAAGGCTGTCCTCGTTGATCCCGTCGCCTTGAATGAGGCGGACGTAATCAGGCAGAACGCGGTAGCCTTTGTCATTCACCGTCCAGCCGACGAGGCGGCCGATCAGATCGAGGCAGTGAACCACATTGATGATCGGGTCACCGGAGTCCGGCCGAACCACCAGCCGCATGTTGGATGCCTTGAGCCGTTCGAGCAGACCACCTTCGGCTTCCGGCTTGAGCCACATACCGATAGCGGTATCCTGATCGTAGGTGTCGATCACCACCGAAACAGGGTAGCGCCCGCCGCCGGGAAACTGCTTGTCGCCGTGGACTTCCAGAATGCGTTCGAAGAACGCCATCTCGTTCTCCCGGCCCCACGACGTGGTGACCGAGTGTTCGGTGGCGGGGATCGAGAAGCCCGGCATTCCGTCAAACTGATAGGCGTGCTTGGCGAAGCGGATGCCCATCAGGTTGTCGGTCACCTGAAAGTTCACGAGGTGAGCCATACCACCGATCGCCGCAGCTTCGGTCGATTGCGCACCACGAGCGCCGAAGTCCACCATCAGCCAGTCAGCCAATTCAAGAGTCCCGCTTTCCGTCAGGTAATTCTCCAGAAGATTGTGCCAACGCATCGAACGAGTCGCGATCGTGGTCGGATACCAGACGGCGCGAAGCAGCATGGTTTCGACATAGGCAGCGATGCCGGCACATTCGTTGTCGGTGGATTCCACCGTCACCAGCACGGTTCCCTGATCGACCACAGTCCCTTCGGGCAGCGCCCGGACAATGACCGGGAGATAGCCGTCGTGGACAGCCACGATCCGTTCCCAGAGCCCCCGGTTGAACGGGATGCCGTGGGCGGTCAGTTCCGCTTCGGCTTCGTCGATCATTGCCGTCGTCACCTGCTGCATCAGGTAGTAACGCAGGGCATATTGCAACCCGAAGAACTGGACGTTGGTGAAAGCACCACCCTTGCGAGCTTCGATGTAGCCGTAGCTCTTCTCGAACTCAGGGTGTTCGAAGGTCCAGTGCGTCGCCTTGTAGGTATCGGCGTTGAGGATCGGCTGGGTCAGCAGCGTCCCAAGGTCATTGATGAAATTCATTATTCGATCTCCACGCAGTGAGTGCAGGCAGCAACTTCCGGAAGTCCTCTCATGTCCACTTCAATGTGGAGAGCTACTTTCGTCCCGTCGGTGAACAAGAACTCGATGTTGTTACAAGATTCGGCGTCCATTCTTTCAATCGTTTTACCAATGAAGAGATCAGTCGCCTTGTGAAGCGGAATTTCCACCGGCCAGAGGACCGAGTTGAAACGAGTGGCGAAGTGATCGATGACGTTGAAGTGATCTTCGAACATCATGTCACGGGTGACTTCATCGATCGGCCACCAGCGAGCGGCGCTGGCATCGTCCTGACCGCGAACGAGGGGAAGGGTGGTTCCGAGCGAAGTGAGATCGAAGCCGTAAGCCACCGAGATGGTCCGCTTGCGGGTCGAGCGCCACGGGTTGTCCAGCAACTTCTCGCCCTTACAGGAAAGCGCAAGGATCGCAGGGTGGACATCGATGTCCGTCTCTTCGATCAGTTCGCGAAGGGCTGCCTGCTCGAAGGTCTCGTCGATCCCGACGTGACCGCCGGGGAGAGCCCACAGACCTTCGCCCGGCATCTGCCCGCGCCGAACCAGCAAGACGTGCCCGGCCATGATAACACAGGCATCAGCCGCCGTGAAATAGCGCGGGTAAGGCGACTGCGAGAACTGGGCGAGGTATTCTTCCATGAAATGGTATTCCCGCCGCATCTGATTGAAGCGATCGGTGCTGACCCATTCCCGCAGGAAGCTGAAAGTCCCACGAGGGAAGATCGTCTCACCGGTCTGCTGCTGGAACCGCACCAGCATTTCGACCGCGTTGTCTTCTTCGGGGATGTCGTAGAGAATCTTCCGAAGCTTCGTTGCATCCAGCGTGCCATGGAGTTCCGGGCTGACCGGCGTCACACTGATCGATCCCCATTGCGGGAACAGGGTGAGGTAATAGGACGAGCCATCCTTCGAATAGCCGATCAAGGCAATATCCGGATCAGGGATCGAGATGGCCTTGGCCTGATCGGTCACGCACTTCTGCACGGCCGCAACCCAGCGGTTGTCGTTCTCCTGATCCGGGATACCCAGAATGAAGACACGATCTTGTTCGGTCGGAGTCAGGCTGGCCCGGATCATTTCACGGACCTCTTCGAAGGTGAAGGGGTTGCGGAAATTGATGGGCTCGCCGACCGAGCCGACGATGATGAAAAGATATTGAGCCTTCTGGAGCGCCTGCTTGACCACAGTCATGTGACCAGCGTGGAAGGGGCGCATACGGCCGGCGAAAACGCAGATGTCATACATGGGTGTGTCTCCTTTAATCGGTGGGCATGATGTTGATGTGGATGTCGAAGAACTCCAGCTTGGCTGCCAGAGACCGCAGGGCGGCGCGTGCCTCTTTGATCATCGCCAGTTCTTCCGGCATGTGGATTTGGTAGTGGTATACCCACGAGGAGTTTTCCACCGACAGACGCAGAATGAGCCGTTCCAGTTCGGTGAAGGGATCGTTCAGGCAGTTCGCATAGGCGTATTCGAACATACCCTCGCAACAGGCGTTGATGGCGTCCGGCTGGTAACCTGCTTCAAGCAAAGTGAACAGCGGATCGGATGGGTCATCAACATCATCCCGAAAGGCGTGGTCGCCAATCTGGGCAAATCCCCACATCAAGGCTTCCGCCTCTTTGTCCGAGATCGGGACCCGCGTGATGGTTGGGGCGCTCAACGTCCTTCGTCCCGCTGGCCCATGTAATCTTCCAGAGCATAGCAGATGTTCCACGCTGAGTGGTTTGCCGACTGGTCCACCGATTCCCGGAAGCGGGCGTAGGCTTCGTCCACCGAGCCATACATCTTGGCGGTGTCCTTGTAGTAGCCCGCCCGGACGCGGCCGTCGTCGAAAAGCTCGACATACGCGTGTCCGATCTTGCTTGTCTTGTCGAGAATTACTCGACCGGTGCCGACTTCGTTCATGATGCTTTGCTCCGGATAAGCGGGTGGACATAGGGAGTCCCCGCGTGATATTGATAGAAGAGAACCGGGTGTCCGAAGGTATCGTCCCGGCGACCTACGGTTTGTCGTGCTTGTTCGCCCTCGCCAAGGGCATTCCACGCCGAGACACAGCCGTTTGCCATGACCGACAGCGCCCCTGCACAGAAAGCGGTATTGTCGTCCTCAGGTCCATGGTCCCGGCAGTGACAGGCGGGGACTTCGTTGTTCATCACCGCATCGGTGTAGAACTCCGCCGTGAATCCTCCGAGCCAACCGGCCGGTGCTTCCTTGCGCCACGGACATTCATTGCAGGGTGTGGTGTGGTGCAGCTTCATGGGAGAAGGTCCATCGTTCGCGGTGAGTCCGCCGGCCGGGCGAATTGGCGCGTGATCTGGCCGTCTTCCACGAACTGACCGTAGAGGACGCCGGGCGCGGCCCGGTTCATCGCGTAGGCAGATAAGGCACGAGTCCGGTCGTTGTATGTGACCGTGGTTGCGCCATGTATCGTAACGTCTGTGACTTGGAACGGGCCCATGTTACTTCCTATTGAGTCCGAGGAGTTCAACTTCCTCGTCGGTGAGTTTGGCGAGTGCTTGTTCACGACGCATCTGCTTCGTCTTGATGAGATCAAGTCCGATCGCCAGAGCCATCGGCGCTACCCGTTCGAGCAGATAGACTTCATCGTCCGCAAACCAAACAGCTTTACGCTGCTCGACATTACCGGGGCCACCGTAGAAGCCCCGGCCTGTTGCTGCTGTGCGTGCTGCTTGTTCGGTCCGGAAGACGCCTATGAAGGCTCCGTTGAGGCCGCGATCATCATCGCATTTGAAAGCAGCCCATATGTCGATGATCTTGCCGGTCATGCTCGAATGATCCCAAACGATCGCGCCTCATCGGCGTATTCAGCGATCGTCTTCTTGGCCTTGAAGTGGGCGTCGCGCTCCACCTTGAGGCCGAAACGACCACGCACGGTCCGCAGTTCGTCGAGGCTGACGTAGCCGAGTTCCGGGGTGCCATGGCCGAGATCACACAGGCCGAACAGCGTGTCGCCGTCGTCCGCAATCTCAGTGATGAGCCACGTCGCGCCGCCGCCGGGCATGAAGAACTTCACCACCGGCTCGAAGCTGGAGCCGTCGCCGGTCTGAGCCGCTTTCGCGCCGTTGCTCTTGAGCTTGGTCATCTGGTTGGCGAGGATGAGTTTCTGGGCCATCAGTATACTTCCTCCATCGGGATGTAGATTGCCGGATTGGCAGTCTCATCAGCCTGAAACATACGACCAGCTTCGAAAGCGGAGGTCATGAGGAGTATCAGGGAGTCACTGGCCTGACCGAGTATTCCGTCAATGGGTTCGACCATATCAGGGCGATTTAGACGCACCCATTTACGGATAGCTTCGACGTTGCGTGGCATGTTTTTGTCTCCTGTGTTGTTGCTGTGCGAATCAGATAGGATAATTCTTCCTACTCGTCAACAGACTTTTCGCCCCATTTTTCACGATGACTTGCTACGGCATTGCCGTAGGTCTTCTGCGATTTGCGGAGCAGAAGGTAACCCAGCGATGCTACAAGGAATCCGAATCCAATCAGCATGACAACACGCTCTACCACAAGCTTGTCGGCCGGAAACGTAAAGTAGCTGAGGGTAGGTAGTCCCACCATGATAGCACCGAACAGAATGCACATCGTTGCCATGGCTCTGGACCCGGTGCCAGCTTCATTCAAGGTCCGCTTGTCGCTCGTGTAGCGGATGGTCCCGAACCAACCTTGAGAAAAAGCCATCCGCGTCTCAGGGGTATCCGGGAACACACCTTCTTCGACAAGCCGCCAGAACTCAGCCTTCAAAGCGGCTTGGTTCTGACGATTCACTTGTTCCTGCATCTTTTCGAACCAGTTAGCCATTGACCAGATACTCCATGCAGCGTTCGTGGAACCGCATTTCGTCGCGGATCACAGCCGTGGGTGTCTCGTCCCACTTGAGCGTTTCGGTCCGTGCCCACCACTCCTCAGGTGTGGTCACGAAACCGGCGGCGCGGGCTTCTTCGGCCGACTCGAAGCCCATCCGATGCGGTTCGTTAAGAGCCGTCATCATGAACTCTGTGAGGATCGTCCGAAGGCTGCTGGCCCGCTCACTATGGTAGCTGAGCAGTGCCGACTTGGGCGAAGCGATGTCGAGATGCGCCGGGCGCGGGATAGGCTTCATATCAGGACTCCATTTCTTCCGGGAGATCATCCATCACCGCAGCATGGTCAGGATAATCAGCACCATCCGGAAGTTCGATAACCACCGGTTCGAGGTCGGTAAGTTCATCGAGACTTTCCTGCAAGCTGTCGATCCATGCCCGTGCTGCTTCGCCTCGGTCACCTTCCTGCCAGCGCTCCGACTTGTAATCGAACTCACCTTCACGCTCCGAGATGATGTCTTCGACGAATCCATAGGCTTCCTGCACCAACTCGTTGTAGCGAGTATGTGCTGCGTTGATCGCCTCGACCGCATTTTCGATAGCCCGGCACTCAGCATCCACCTCTTCTTCGAGATGGTTCTTGGCCTCGATAAGCTGATCGCGAAGATAGTCCCGGCGGTTTTGTTCGGAACGGGTAAGTTTGAATGCCATGTGCCTGTCTCCTGTGTTGTTGATCAGTTGCGAATAGGATGATTCTTCCTACTCGTCAACTGAAAAGATTCAGACCTTCGAGCGCCAACTTGCAGCGGCTCTTGTGGCCGAACACATAGGAACAGGTGTCGATCGGGAGCGTCTTGATCATGTGCCCATCCCGGATCGGGTAGGTCGGATCGTGGACAATTCCATTTGTCAGGCCAAGGCCGTTAGCAATAGCGGTGCGACTGATCATCTGCATATGGGTGCAACCCAGAACGATGCAGGTTCCAAAGCCTTGTGCTTCACCATACCACTCCAAGAAATGCTTCTCGAATCCGAGACGATCTTTCTCAGAGCGTCGGAGTGCTTTTCCGATGAACTGGGTGCCGGCGTGGTTGGCCTGAGCCATTGCCTTGCCCGGCATGTAGTCAGGCACGTCAGTCCGCATCAGGACGTAGAGGATCAGCGGATCGTCAGTCATTGTTGAGTTCCTTGATATATTCTGCCGTCTTCCAGTTCGAGTGACTTACCCGCGACCGAGCGCTGCGTCCGTTCTGGCGCGTTATGCCACCATAGTAGATATGTGACACGTCAGGCACTTCCGGTGCCGGGAGCGTCTTCAAGACCTGCTTGCGGCCAATCTTCGACAAATAGATGCTGACATGGAAGCTCACCTGATCCCACGGATTATCCAGCTTCCACTCCAGCGGGTCGATACGGTCGAGGATCGAGTTTCCGACGTAAGCTCCGTCGCCCGGATTCCAGTGCTGGAGATACATGGGCAGGTCCTCGATTTCGACGCCGGCCATCCACGCAAGGTCGGCCGGGCAGCCGGGCGTGATGGCAAGCTGCCACGATGCCTTGGCACCAGTCAGGTAGCAACGATGATAGTAAGGCTGCCGATTGTGGCCCTGATCGAAAGTGATGATCGGCTCCCCGGTAGTCCGAGAGTATTGGTAGCTCTCCAATTTCCGGTTGAGATCGTTGGTCACCGCAAAATCATAGCGCTCGCGCTTCTTGTCATCGGGATCGCTGTCTTTGTAGGTCTGTGTAAACCGACCCCACCGGTGCCGGACTTTTTGCACCCGGTCATGATGGGCATAAGCCAGAAGCAAGTCGATACGTTCGGTAACCCGGTCGGTGAACCACTTGAGAACCTTGGCTCGGTCAGCCAGAAATTCGTCATCGGCTTCCCGTTGGATGGCGCGGGCAAAGTTGACGCGGGCGATGAACTTTCGGTCGGCATCGATCTGCTCACGAGTTCCGAAAAGCGTCCCGTCCACCCGTTCCAGTCCGTAAGTCCGTGCCTTCGTGTCGAAGTGCGACAACGGGGTTTCTCCGTAAAACAGGTGTCCCTTCGTCGTCGCCTTATGCACCTGACCTTCCACAGGGACGACTTCTCCACCACCGGTCCGGTTGGGCTTGGGTGCTGTGAAACCGTCCCCGGCTGCGATGAACAGTTGCGAACCATCTTGGCTGCCAATCTGGTTCAGAACTTCGGAAGGCACACGTTCTCCGTAGCGCTCTTCCATCCAGCGATTAGCGCCGTAACGCGAATCGTGATCTTCCCAGCGCTTTCCGATAGCCCGCTCGTCGAGCGCGTCGGTCATGACATCGGCCGGTGTGAGTGGAGCAAGCTGGAGCGGCTGGTAACCAACCACCGGAAGATTCGATCCGGCAGCCCGAGCGATGAGTGTGTTCTGATCTGTCAGGCGGATCATCTCATTGGTGTAGGAGAGTTCCTTTTGCGGGATCGGGTTGCGCCAGTATTTCTCGACGATCAGGTCGAACATCAGCGTGGTCCAGACGATCTCCCCCATACCAAGATTGGCAACCTTCTCCAGAACGAAGTGGGTCGGCTGACGCGGAACCAAGCCCTGTTCTTGTGCCGCCCGGTATTTGTCGTGATAGGGATTGCCTTTCTCATCGTATTTGATCGCAAGAAGCTGGTAAGGAAACCAGTTGCGCTCGGCACGATTAGCCATATCCCGGTCAGGGCGACGCGACATATAGCGGCCGAGCGGATGGGCGTATTCCTCGATGTCGGTCAGCATGATCATGTTGCCGCCGTTGCGGATCGAGAACGCGAAGTAGCTGTGAAGTTCGTCGGGGTCGCGAATCAGATTGAGTGCAATCCCCGCCGGCATCGAACAAGCATGTTCGATCAGCGAGTTGACGTTCCAGTATCCGAACACCTCGCGATTGTAGACAGGCTTGACTTCGGCCGGATCAACTTCACCTTGCAGGAAGTGATCGGAACGCAGACGGTTGATCGACTTTAGCGCGTCGCGGCGGATGTAGGCGAGATTGGCCCGGTTTTCGATGAACTCAGCGATCCGGTCGGCTTCGACGTTGTAGCTGAGCAGAGCCTTCCGAACCTGATCGGTGAACTCATCAGCCACGCTCGTGATGGCCGGGTCGCGGATGAGCTTCTTGAACTCCCGCACCTTGTCCATGTAGTCGAAAATCTTGTCGGGGTCGGTATCGAACTCGTGGACCGAAACCTTGGCGTCCTTGAAGTAAGCCGTGGAATAGGCGTCAAGGAGCAAGTAGGTCGTGATGAAGGACGGATCATAGTCCATGGACTTGATCATGTCGTCAGTCATGCTTTGGATGTAATACGATCCCATCTTCCACGACTTAGCGTTCGGGTCGAGCCCGGTAAGTTCATACCAAAGCTCGACCGCCCGGTTGAAATGATCAGCAGTTGTGATCATCAGGCTTCTTCGCCGCGCCGATCGAACTCGTCGATCACACCATCCCACTCACCTTCATCGGTGATGGTGCCGAAGAGACCGTAGACGTTGGTCTCGGCTTCGTTGGCCTTGGCGAAATACGCCTCAGCCTTCTCGCGCTTCTCGGTAATGTAGGTCATCTTGCCGCCGCGATCGGTCTGGACATCAACGCGGTATTCAGTCTTGGGTTCAGTCATTAGTCTTTCTTCCTCTGCTGGTTTTCGAAAATTTTTTGGCGCTCGTCGAACTGAGCAGCCAATGTGCGGAAATGATCAGCCACAAACTGAGGTCCCCAGTAGGCTTCCATCTGGTATCCCACTTCCACCAAGATGACCGAAGGGTGGTCCAACGCTGTGGAGTAGGTAGCCCGTCGTGGGTCGTCCCACCATGCATTGGCCGGTAAAAGCGCGGTCGGAACCGGTGGTTTTCGACTGCTCAAGCGAACTGCTCCAGCAGAAACCCGTGGGCGTTGAAGAAGGTATCGATCTCGCGGACCATCTGCTCCGCCTTGGCAAAATCTGCGTTCGGGAAGCGGTCCGGGTTTTCGATGACAAACATCATCGACTCGCGATTCTGTCGCAGCATGGCCGGGTCAGCGTCGGACACGAAGTCCCAGCCGTATTCCTGTCCGATGAAGGTGTTCGTGATCTGAGCATTCAGCATATCTGTCTCCGTCTGTTACCGTTGCGAATCGTCTAGGATAATTCTTCCGGTTCGTCAAGCTCATTGCATGTCAGGCTCGTTCCACCGCATAAATGGAACGTCTACTCCATGAGTTCGTTCTATCTACGTGCAACCAGAAAGGAGTTTTATGTTTATCATCGAAATGGCTGTTGGTGCGTTGGCCGCTCGTGGTTTCTTCGCCCTCTTCGAATAAAAAAAAAAGCCCGGCGGTTAAGCCGGGCCTTCTCTTGATTCAACACCGCCGTGTGTTGTCAGGTCTGCTTGCCGATGCTCTGCTCGACAGCCGGCCACACCTTGTCCGCGTTGGTCAGGGCGTAGACCGCATCGTCGTATCCGATCGACTGGTCCTGCTTGCCCATGCGGATGTCCTGTTCCTGATCCGAAGACAGGTTGCCGGACTGGCGCTGACGGCCGATCGAGCCTTCACGCAGGAGGGTCTTCGCCGTCGCCTCGTCGAGGTTGGGGAAGTTCTTGGAAGCCACAGCCTGATTGCTCTGCTGGTTCATCGTAAGTCTCCTTTGATTCGCACTGTTGATAGTGCGGGGAGAGAGCTAAGACGGTGCATCCATCCTGTCAATAGGTCATAGGAATACCAGACGGGCATCCGGGCCGGACAGCCGGGTCTCCACCGATTCCCGGAACCATTGCAGGTTCCTTTCTCGGACAGCATCGCTTTCGAAATGCTGCTCTCGCCGATACTGATCGGTCACGAAAATCAGGTCAAACCGGCTGCCCAGACGATCCCCCCGGCGAAACCACCTTGACCTTCTTGGGATTGACCTGCCGCCTTAGATAAGCGGCAGCCATTGCGTTGTGAGCGACACACAGGATTTTCATGCTACTTTGGCCTCCTTGAAAGGCATGGCGTCGTCGAGGATGAGCATGACTCCCGGTTCGATCGCGATCCATGCACGGGCACCGCACGCCAGTTGCGATCCGTCGTGGACAGCGCGGCTGGCTCCGTCCCATGTCACCTCTCGGGCGTAAATGGCCGTCGAGTTCGGGCCGTTTGGTTTGATCGTGTAGACCGGTCGGCGTCCGCCATCTTTCGCGTTCTGGGCAATGAATTGCCGGTTGACGTGAATGATGGCTCCCTTGGGGCCGGCCGAGATCAGTTTTGGCTCAACTTTCATACACCCTCGCTCATCAGTTCATAAAGCCGGGTCGCTCCCGCTTCGGTGAGAAACGCGGTCCCAAGATGCCACCGGACAAAGCCCTTCCACATCAGGAAGCAATACTCGCCGTAGTGTCTCTTATGGTCATACCTTGGGCTCCAAGCCATCTGGAGAAGACGACGTTCTCTCAGGGGTGACAGCCCGGTGACGTGCGTGTCCCAGCGATCGTAGGTGATCGGTTTCATGCGGCCTCCAAGATCATGGCGCGCATCTCAGCACCAGACATCGTGGTGTCGTTTGAGACATTGAAGTCGGCCGGGTTACGATTGAACATCCGTGCCATCCGCAGGAAATCTTCGTAACCCAGCTTGCCCAATTCGATCGTGTGATCGAAGCGGCCGGGCCGAATCAAGGCTGGATCGAGGCGTTCGTGGTGGTTGGTCGTAGCAATCACCACCAAGCCGTCCGGACACAGGATACCGTCAAGGACGTTCAAGAGCGCCGACAGGCTGATGGGGCTCTTCTCTTCGCTCTTGTTCTTCGACTTCTTGGTATCGCTCTTCTGGGCGTCCCGATTAACCTTAACCCCGGCGGCATCGATGTCCTCGATAGCCAGCAGAATTTTCGACCAGTCGCGGGTCCCGCTGAGGAGCTTGGTCAGTTGCTTATCGGCCTCCACCGAGCCCAAGTTGAGGTAATAGACCGACCGTTCAGTCTCAGTGGCGACGGCATGGATCAGGCTCGACTTACCACAGCCCGGTTCGCCGTGAAGCATGATGCCCATGTGGTGCGGAAGGCCAAGGCGGTGGTGTTCTTCCTTCTTGGATTCGAACTCCCGGATCGCTGCGACCACTCGCTCGCCGGCGTTATTCGCAGTGAACACGCTATCGATCCGACGGAGTGGGAGCTTTCCCATCTTCGACCAATAGTCGTCCGAGTTGATGTGGATCGGGACGTTCTCAAACCCGCCGATGTTGGTGCCCGCTGCTCGTGCGATCTCCTCAGCAAAGCGGTAGACGGTCTTTTTCGATCGCGTCAGGAACGTGACCACAGTGTGTTCCTTGAACTTGGTGGTGTTCGAGGATTCGTCAACATAGCGGTGGATCAACACCGGCCGGCCTTTGTAGATACCAAAGTGCGTGCCATACCCCGCCGTCAAACCACGGTGCTTGGCGACCTCGCGCCACTTCTCCTCATCAAAACCGGTCTCGGTCTGGAAGACGAAGTTGCGGCTGAAAGTGTCACGGATCACGCTGGATGTAATGAACCGCGAGATTGCCTCGTAATCTGGAGAATCCGAATTGTAGCGCATGTCGATGGTGGTGAGCTTCTTGATCACCGACCAGAGCTTGCCGGGGATCGACTTACCCCAAGTGATGATGCCCATGACAATACCGGCGACGATCGCGCCTTGGCTGAACTGGTTGGAGTTCAACTGCTCCTTGACGAAAGCCCAGAGGTTACCGTCCTGAGTGATGGAGAAGATGTCGTAGAGCATGGTTATCCCCAGCGCTTGGCAGCGAGAAATGGATCGGTCTCATCGTCGAAAAGCGTTCGTTCGATGTTCATCTTGCGAGCTTTCCGGATGCAATCTGTGGTCCCCGTCCCTCCGGGGAAGCCCAGCAGAAGTTCGGGTTTGAAATCTTCCAGCATGACACCGTTGCGGATACAGCCGGCTTGGATACCAATGGCGTCCCAGTCCGCCACGTAGCGGCGGTAGCTGATCTTGTTCTCTTCGGCCCAGTCCTTGACCATGGCGTCAAGACCAGTGGCGCAGCCTACCCCGATCTCCTGAATCCCGCCTTCATAGAGATGCAGGCGGTTCAGGCGCTCGTAAGTAAGCTTGGCCTTCTTGTAGGTCCGTCCACCGGTGACGCAGATGCGTTTTCCTCCCACGCGAAGAGATGCTGTTTTCCATATCTCGACGCGAAGGATGTCCGGTAGGATTCCATATTCAAGTTCGATCACCAGTCGTGCCCGTTCGTCGGATTCTTGGCACGAATGTCCAGTTCAGGGGCCATTCGGGTAAACCCGTTGAACCCATCCTGTGTGAGGACGACCGGCCCGTAAACGCCGCGTGCGACATAGATACCCAGCTTTGCGATCTTGCTTTGCCGGAACGCGCCATGGCAGGTGAGTTCACCATACTGAGAAGGTGACAGGATCACCGCGACAGCCACTTCGGATCGGCCGTTCTTCTTGTATTTTTCCAGTTCGGTGATAGCCATCAAGGTC